TTAGACCTAGACCTAGTTAAGACACTAGGGGTCACGGCGATTGGGACGGGGAACGTACTCCTAAACATCGACGTAGCCCTAAAGGTTTTAATTAGTCTGGTCAGTTTAATGTATGTGTGTATGAAAACATACGATTTATATAAAAAGAGATGAAGAAAATGTTAAAATCAAAAACAGTATGGGCTGCCGTGGCAGCAATTGTAGGAGCTATTGGTGGTTATTTTACTGAAGACATAGAGTTTGGTGAGATGATGCAGCTAGTAGTTACTTCCGCATTAGCCGTTTTCTTGAGGCATGGAGTTGCCAAAGTTGAAGACAAGGTAGAATAGTGGGAGTCATAAAGGCAATCGTAGCATTGCTCCGAGCCGTTCCAAGTTTGGAGCGGCTTTTTTTATCAATTTCCGATGGGATACGAGAAGCTAACGCAAAAGTTAATTATGAGGAAAAACTTGATAATATTGATGCTGCCGTTGATGCTCACCGCATGTCAGGGATTAAAGTTAAATGGAGTGAAGGAGTTGACCGATCACCCCCAGTTTCCGATAGCAGCGAGGGAAGCACCAGCTTTCACGAAGGCAGCGTTGAGAAAAGTAGCTGAACTGGAATACCAAATTGAAAGAGAATAATGCCACGACCAGAACCAATACTTGATGGAGACACTTTTTTTAAAGGGGTAAACGCTCGTCTTGATCCCGGTCAACTAGAAGCCGGGTTTGTGGCTAGTGCCATAAATAAGCGTTTTGGTAATGGAGTAGTGGAGACTAGGCCGGGTATTAAAAAGATGCCTTGGAGTAATTGCCTTACTGAAGCCTATGATGATACCAGAACGTATACTAATGGTGAATATGTTTTATATAGTGGGAGACAAATATCTAGCGGAACGATTTCTAATGTTAACTTAAACTCTGAAACAACAGGATCAGTTGGGATAACAGCCACTAGTGGCCCTGCTAGTAATACCAAAGGCCCGTATTTTAGGGCTGGAACTTGTACTATAAGTGGAACTATCTCTGAACACACGACACAGGCTTCATGTGAAGCGGCCACACCTGTAAACGGAACTTGGGTAAATGTTCCCGTTGCAGGAAACAATCCCGCATATGGTTCTGAAGCTAATGAAAATGCTAATGTAGTATATGCTGGCTGGGCAGATGTTGGGCATAGGATTTTTGGGTTTGGAACCGTGTTTGGTACTGGGGTTTTCCGTGATCCATCTGGAACTGAATACCTAATCGTTGCTACAAGTACGGGAGTTTACGCTACACGTGAAGGATTACAGTCGGTAAAACTTGATCTCCCTGTCGGGGAATCAATTGCTGACGATGTGTTTTTCGTACAATGTTTTAACGTGGTCATTATGATGAGAGGTGAAAACCAAGAACCGCTTGTTATGAAAAAGATTGCTACTGGATTTGAAACTATAAGCCAAGAAGATACCGATACTGAAATAGACGAAAATGATTCTGACGGAACCGAGCAGATTCCAAATGCGGATAGCGCAGTCTTTTTTGGAAACAGACTTTTAGTTCCACACTCCAGAGATTTAGTTGCTGCGTCTGATTTTCTAAACTACACTCGTTACCAACCCGTAATGGCTAATTTCAGAATTAACCAAGGTTCTGAAGATGAGTTAGTGGCTCTTCAAAAGATTGACAACACCACAATAGCAGCATTTAAAAGTAATTCGATTTATGTGATTAGTAACCTATATGGCAATGCGACAGATGCTATTTTGGATGAGGTAACTAGAGACTATGGAGCGGTTAGTGCTAAATCTACCGTTGCCGTGGGTAGTGATGTTTGGTTTCTGTCTTCTAAAAAGGGAATTTGTAGTTTGTCTGTTGCTGCTCATGGAAAAGTTTCGGCAGTTCAACTTCCTGTAAGTGAATACATACATCCGATAATCGAAAGAATAAACTGGAATTACGCCAATAAAGTGGTAGCGGCCACGTATGCGAATAGAGTCTATTATGCTGTTCCCCTTGATGGGTCTACTGAAAACAACGCTATTTTAGTGTACGATCTTCTTCAGAAAGCGTGGAGCGGATACGATCAAGGGTCGGGGATTAAGGTTAAAGATTTTGTCGAGATGGAATATCAAGGGAAAAGGCGTTTGTTTTTTCTATCTACTGATGGATATTTAAACTTGTACGATGATAACCTAACTGATTGCGGATTTGTAGACGAGGTGGCGGGAGTAGACGGAGCGATAACTCTTGAACAAATTTCAGACGAGGTAATCACTAGAGGTTACACGGCTAATGACATTTCTCAAAAGAAATGGAGGGGGGCTGAAATACAAGTATCAACTAGTGACCCTAAATTCACAGTTACTACGGTATATGATGGGCCAGAGGAAAATGGAGAGAATTTAGTAACGGATAAGACCTTTTCCAGAGTCAAATACGATAAACCTTTTGATAAGGTGAACTATGTTCAGTCTAACACTAATAATGATTTTAACACTAAATTTAGGGAAGACTATAGTGTGAAACTTGCTGGTGAAACAGATGGGGTTGACCTAGACTCAAATTGGACAGGCGTACTTGAACCCGTTGACACGGGGTTTGATCCAGATTTACAGCAATCCAGTACGAATAAATATAGATTTAGAGGTACTGGAAGGTACATCCAATTAAAAATAACCAACACTCAAGGAAGGTTGGAGTTAAACACGGTTAAGGTGGGAGCCTTGGCAGGAGAGAATTTAATAAGAAAGGAATTATAAAATGGGTTTAAGTATAACGGTTCAAAAAGGGCATGACTTCTCGTCTGGCAACGTGACCAGAGCAGCATTGAATGCCGGGGCAACTCCAACAATAGCAATAACGGGGTCGGTTGGGGCTTCTGAAATAGCAGCATTGAGTATTAACAATGCACAAATAAAAGCTGATGCGGCTATTGTGGCTACAAAACTAGCATTAACGGCTGATAGTTTAATAATAGGCGATGAGAATAATGTTGGTTCTGTATTAAGTCCTACTTCTGCTTTTTCTAGTATAGGTAATGATGTCGATAGTAATTGCGGTTTACTTGTAGATACTGGAGCAAAGTTTGAACTTTTAAAAACAGATGTTTCTGAAATAGGTGGTCACATACAACTTACTAAATACCTAGAAACTGTAGAAGGTGGTGATGATAGATTTTGGCTAAAACTATCTGTTGTCGGTGAAACTTTAGGTGCATCTCATTTAAAAGAAGAAGACACGGTTGATAAATTATCTATTGTTAAGGATGCTGCTGGTAAATTCTCCATAAGAGATAATGGCGTACACCATCAGAAATTGTATAACTATCGGGATTCTAGTGGTAATCCAAAAGCCGGATTCCTTTACTATGGATCGGGTGGCACGGCAAAAGTTTTAGAAGCAACTGACTCTAATCAAGTTGCTGTTACGGGAGGGGCTAATGGGGATTTTAGTCTTAAAACTTTTGGTAAAACAGTAGATTTAGGAGCTTTTACCACCGAACAAGGATGGCGAAGAGCAGCTCACGGTCTTACGAGTGTACCAACTTCAGTCGATCTTGTTTTGGAGTGTATCACTACAGACACCGGTGCTGGCGCACATGGATACACGGCGGGAGATAGGATATACGACGTAAATGGTGGCGATGTTGATACTGAAGCGGCTGGTATGGTTATTCATGCAGACGCTACTTATGTTACCGCTCTTATTACTGGTGACGGGGATAGTTGGGAAATTCCCAAAAAATATGGGGGTGATTCGCCAAATGCCGAAACACATTCTGGAACGGGGAGTGGCTCTGTTGAATGGGCGAACAACTCCTCAAAATACTACGAAGATTTCAAAGTATTAGCAATTGTTAGTTAATAGTGTCATCTAGAACAACCATAGACCCTTTATCAATTACTGATGGAAAGATCAGTAACCAAGCGAAGATTAACCCAAAGAAGGTTGCTCCCGCTGATGAAGCGTCTTTTCTAATCACGCAGAACGATAGGAAATACCAACCTAAAAAGATTCACGGCGATGGAACCATTGATGCTAGTGGTAAACTAACCATAACCTCGACAACCAATACAACCACGGTAGTTGCGGAAGAAGCGGTATTACCACCTAATACGGTTAAGATTGGCCCTAGTTCATACTATCATGGAGATACTAATGTAACTAAAGAGGTTGGAGAAGGGCCGGATGCAATTCCTGTTAGGGATTCATCTGGAAATTTAAATGCTGAAACGGCTGATAGTGCCACAACGGCAACCACAGCAACAACGGCCACAAATGCCGATAATGCCGATAACGCCGACAAGTTAGATAGCCAAGAGGGAACATGGTACACGGATGTTACCAACCATGAGGCTGGAGACACGGAGACTTTGGGGGTGGTAGGCACGGGGTTGGCGGGATCGACAAACAAAACTTCGGTTCCAAAGATAGTTTACGAGGCTGTTGGCGACACCGCTGGCAGTCATTATAATTATATTATACCGCATGAGCTTGGGTACATCCCACAAGTCACAGTATTACATGGAGTCGATGACGATTGCGGGGGTTACGACTATTCCGAAATAGATGCCGAGGTTGAAAGCGGAACACAGTCAACAACGGTTAAAACCTCTGAACAGGGGTTGGTGCTTAAAGTAATTTTATCATAAAAGAGACATGGCAAGTAAAAAGGTTTTTACCAGTTTAGAATTTCAGAGTGGAGCAAAGCTAATTGCCCCGAAGGTGGAGTTGCGAACACCGGCAGCGACACTAACTGATCCAGAGGACAACGATTACTACACGGGTAGTGCTGGGCAGTTGGCTTATGGTGCAGATGCAAATTTATATGTTCACAACAGCGCAGGGTGGAAGGCGTTACACCATGCAGGATCGGCTTTTTCAACGGATAAAGTTATCACCTCCACCAAGGACGATGGTGCGCCGTTTGTGGTTGCAGACACTACTAGGGTGGACAACCTGAAAGCGGAGCTACTTGGCTCAAGCGATGACACTCTAGCCGCTGGCACTCACCGCATAAGCGGCACAGCGGCACAACACGGCATCCCCGTCTATGGAGCCTCTGGCGTACTTCCCGTAGGCACACCCGCTGCCGATGGAGATGCGGCGACCAAGGCGTATGTGGATACAACCGCTCAAGGGTTGACGATCAAAGACCCTGTTCGCATAGCAACCACAGCGGCACTTCCCGATGTTACCTACGCAAACGGATCGTCTGGAGTTGGGGCAACACTTACGGCAGATGCGGCAGCGGTGTGGACTATTGACGGTCAAGCATTAGTGGCCGGTAAAAGGATTCTAGTAAAAGATCAAGCTGCCCCTGTCCAAAACGGAATTTATACCGTTACTACTGTTGGAACGGGAAGTGTCGCAGCCGTTCTTACACGGGCAACTGACTATGACTTAAACACCGAGATAGTTGATGGCGACTTCATATTTGTTGAGCGAGGAACCGACAACGAAAACAAGGGCTTTGTTCAGACTGCAAACCATTGGCCGGGTGCGGCGATGGGGGGAGCTTCAATACTTTGGACACAATTCAGCGGGGCTGGACAGATCACGGCAGGGGATGGTTTAGCCAAGAGTGGGGATACGTTGAGTGTTGATCTTGCTGCCAGCACACCCTTGGAGTTTGCGAGCAACAAGCTGTCGATGGCAGCTATTGACACGGATGATCTAGCCGACGATGCCGTTGAACCAGCCAAGTTGTTGGAGACGGGTGATTTCACAATGGGCGGGTTGACGGTGAATGGCGTAACAACGGCTGGGGATTATATAAAACTTGGTGTTAATGCGGTACAAGGACAGCTAACGTGGTTGTCATCATCACCAGCCAGATTGATTCTGTTTGGAGCGTCAGGCAGGAAATTATCGCTTGGATCAAATGGAGCTTATGACAAGGTTACACTAGACCTTGACGGCAAGCTAGGCATAGGAGCAGACGCAACCTCACCCAGCGGAACCCTGCACGTTTCCACGGCGAGGTATGGGAGTGAGCAACTGTCTAATGGTGGATTTGATTCTTCCTCAAGCTGGTCAGGGGGTGGTTCTGGGGGATGGGCTATTGGCAGCGGCGTAGCAACTCATACCAATGGAACGGCAGGGAACTTGACGCAGAGCATGAGCATTGCTCCGAATAGGAAATATTCCTGCACCTTCACCGTTACTCGCACGGCAGGAGATGTTCGCCTTCAACTTGGAGGTACTAACGGAACCTACAGAAACACCACAGGAACAAATACTTATACGGAAATAATACAATGTGGTAGTGCTGACACGAATCTAAACGTATATGCCCATACAGATTTTGCTGGTTCGGTAGATAACATTTCCATCAAAGAGGACAGCCTAGCCGCTGGAGTGGATTCCACAGGAGATGACCTTGTTATCAACAACTACTCCCATGCTGGCTTATCAATAATCTCACGGCCAGAGACGGCGTACTCTAGGTTGATTTTTGGTGACTCAATTCAAAACAATCATGCGGGTCTTTATTCTTATAGAAGCCTAACGACTCAAGACTCTAATATTTATTTCCAAGCGTCCAACGCAGGAACATTAGCCACGGCAATGACGTTGTACGGCAACGACAAGACGGTGAAGATTGAGGGTGGACTTGGAATCCGAAAAGCTGCCAGCAGCGTTGTAGGGTTAAGCGTTGGCGCACCTGTTTCTAACACAACTAACTATGGGCTTGAGGTTTGCAACGCTACGTCCAACACCCGTTTCCTTGTCGATGGTGTAGGCAATGTTAGTTTTTATAAGGACAGCGACAATAGTGTCTCAGGAAGGTTTACCTCTGACGGCAAATTGGCGATTGGTTTTGCAAATACAAATTATGCTAATGCTGCTGCCAATAAATTAGTATTAGGCGCATCGTCAGGTGACA